ACAACAAAGCTAGTTGTTTCTGTTACTTCGCGGATTAATTTCATATTAGCTTCCTACTACAGTTTCATTATCATAAGAACCAAAAGTCGCAGTTTCAATCTTGCTGCTCCAACCTCTGGCTTTATGAAGAATTAACCAACCAGATACGTCCTTTGCTGCACCATTTGCAATAACAATATCAGAAGTGTTATCGTTAGTTACTGGAATTCCAAGCGCATTAAACTCTACATTCATATCATTTTCTGGTGCTGTTACAATAACAATTTTACTATTACGAGAAATAGTAATCTTTGAACCTAGTTCGCCAGTACATATGAATTTAGCAATGTTAACTTGTGGAGCGTCAGAGTTTCTTGCCTGAGTCGCGGCTGCTAAATTAGCTATTGTTATAGTTCCTGATTCTGCAGCACTAGAAGTAAAATGAATCACCGTTTCATTGTTAGTGTTCTTGACAGTCGTTAGTGTCATTGCCATTTTTATTCCTTTATTCTTCTAATAAGATGCATGAAGTTCTCTTTAGACTCACGCATGTATTCTATTATTTGATATTTATCTTTAAGTAGAGTGTTCAAAAGACGCTGTGTATCTTCGTCAATTGCTACAATACTACCATCATCTAAGTTATACTCTAACTTGCCAGCAAAATTAGATGACGTATTTTGTTTAATATCTGTTATAACCGGATCAATTGAAAAAATATTAGAAGAAGCAAGCTCTATATATGACTCTACTAATGTATCTGTAATCTTTTCTATATCGTGATATTTGCGAATTAAATTTACTATCTTTTCTTCAGGTATTAAGGTATCTACTTTTTCTAGTATCTTCGAATTATTAATGTATTTTTTGACGTAAGAGCTTGCTTCTTCTAATGTTTTTACACTAGACTTAATTAATTCTTCGTTAACATATATGCTTAAATCTTTGAAGATAACGACGTGTTGTTCTTGATATTTAAAGCTATCAAGAATACCAGTCGTTTCTGCAATATTAGACTTAAGCTTGCTCAGTGTTAACATCTTCTTCTGTACTTGGTTGTTCTTCTTGTTTAACAAACATTTTTTGAGCTACCTGCGTTCTATAATCATCTAAAGCTTTAGATATTTTTTGAGACATTGCTGTGTTAAAACTATCTTCAATAGCGATTGAATCGCCTGCAATTAATGCATCTACTAATTCACGTGTCATTGTTTTGGTGCTCCTGCTTCAATTTGGTTTTGGACATCCCCTTGAAGGCGTTGCTTCATTAGTTCGTCCTGCATCATCTGTTTATTATGTTCTTCATTCTCCGCATCCATCTCAGTAATCTCTTCATCTGTTAAACGAAGAACATGCTTCTTGATATATGTTGGAGAATAATACTTCCCAACAAATGGATCCATTGTAGCAAGCAAGTTCATTCTTGCTTGCATAATTTCTGAGTCTTTAATTTCAGAGAAGTGGTTATCCTTCATGAAATCGAATCTAATATTTTTAACTAAGACATCCCAATCATCAAGAGTAATAATACCCTTAAGAATTAATTGAATCTTAAGTGCATCAAGAAATAAGTTAGAGAATTTCTTACGAATTCTTTGTACAAACTTAGTGAACTTGATTTCATCTCGATTAATTTCTGATGAACGTCCTAAATTAAATGTGCTATCGGATTTTAAACGACTAGCTGGCACGTTAAGTGCTTGATATAATTTGTCTTGGAAGTATTCAATATCTTCAATCTGTCCAAGAGTTTGTCCGCCAGGAAGAGTTGTTATCTCTGTACCCTTACCGCCTTCACGACGAGGCATCCAAAAATCTTCCATAAGAGACATATGCTTACGATCATCTCTTACTTCGCCCGTAGTAGCATCATATACTACTTTATTACGGAACTTATTCATAATGTCATTAACGTATTGCTCAGCCTTTTGCTTTGGCAAGTTACCTACGTCAACATAAAATATTCTACGTTCTGGTGCACGACTAATACGATAGATGACAAGAGCGTCTTCCATCATCTTTAACTGATTCACAATCTTAATTGCTTTATGCAAATAAGATAACATCATACCAGAATTTTGATCTATAATTCCAGAACCAGTATAAATGATAGAATCAATAGGAAGTTTAATACCTTGTGTATTTGCTTCTGTTATACCTTTATCATTATAGATGTAGAATTCTTCTACTTTTTTAACAACCTCAACGCCTTGTTGATTCTTTTCTTTAGTAATGTTTTTAATTCTACGAATTTTACGTGGATCTACTTGGCGTAATTCGACGATACCTTCTTTAGGATTCTTATCATCTACTAAAATTTGATAAAACACACGGCCATCAACATACCAGTTTCTGAATATATCATGACCACGTTGTTCAAATTTTAATAAATCAACAACTGTTTTAAATTCTTCTCTGATCTTATTCTTGATAGATTCAGAAACTTTAACATCTTCAAGGATGATATCTACTGGTGGGCCATCTTCATCTGCTACAATAGCTTCATTAGTCAAATCATCGATTGCACTATCACAATCTGGATATTGAGATATTTCACGATATCGGCGAATTAAATCATTTTCATTTTTAACGACCGTATCTAAGTTCATCACTTGAGCGTAATAACCCGCAGCAGCAGATGTTATTACAGTAGATCCGTCATCTCCTGATGGAGTTACTACTGATTGCTGCTGCGATATTTTCTTTCGCTGTATTTCAAAACCGAAAACTTGCATTATATATTAGCTTTATAAATTGTATTAAGTTGGTACAGGGAATGAACCAATTGGAGTATCAATCGAAACATTAACTCCAAATGCGTTTCCAGTACCAGAAGTATTAGATGTCCAATAGTTGTATACGAATGTGGCATCAAAAGTTTCAACGGTGTTTGCTTGATCAAAATCAAGAGTAATAGCGCTAATTTCTGTTGGATATGCATCAACGAATGTATAACTTTTTACAGTAGCACCATTACGATCTAATTGATGAACTTGCAAATCAACTTGATAATCACGTGGGTTCACACGACCATTTGTTGATGCTAAGTTTTGTACACCATTAGACCATGATTCCATAGCGTTACGGATAGCAAAATCTGTATCATTATAGACTGTAATTGTCCAAGGGGTGAATGTACGCTCACCAGCAATGTTTACTGCACGTCCACGATATTGGATTGGTACATTTTCAACTATTGATGCTGGAAGCTGTGCAGCCTTACACAAGAATTGTGTCTTAAGACCAACGATTGGTCCTGCAGCTACGTATGTAGGGAATGATAACTCTACTCTAAATTGGTTAGCGCGAGCACCTCCACCAATTAGCTGAGCCTTAAAATCTGAAATGTTAGCCATTAACGACTCCTTAAAATTCTTTTAATATTTATAGGATTGGCGGGAGGTATTCCCGCCAATTTTATCAGGCACCAATTTCTTCGAAACTTACACTTGAACGTGCAGCTATGAAGTTCAAGGTGATGAAGTTGATAGAGCGATTTGGCTTAATAAAGATATCAGCTACAAACTCGTTACTATCAATAACTTGTCCAGTGTTATTTGTTTCATCACACTTAACGCGGAAGTCTGTTACACCACGGCGACCTTGAACATCGCGTAAGAATGGTTCAACTAGATTTCTAAACTGAGCACGACTAAATGTATCGTTAAATTCAAACATTTGAAACTTAGCAGCAGTAGCAATAGATTTTTCTAGAACAATGAATAGACGACGTACGTTGATACGATCGAATGCACTTGGTTTACGTTGCATTGTCTTATCGCCGTAAAGAATAGTACCTTGTCCTGGGAATGATACTACTGGGTTAACACCTTTAGAATATAGAATATCACGGTCAGGCTGGCTTGGGTTAAATGCTAGTTTAACAATATTTTTAATTTGTCCGCGATTGAAACCACCTGGAGAGAACCAAGGATCGGCAGTGTAATCTGTACGAGCACATAGACCGGCAATATCTCCATTTAATGGAATATACCAGTAAGCATCGTTGTAACGATCATATTGATACTTATATCCAGAATCCATTACTGCGTAAGAAGTATCTAAATTTGAAGCATCACGATATGCTACAATAGCATCAGTTGCAGTTGCACCTACTGAAGTGATAGCACTTCCATCTTCATTTCTTGGAGATACGAATACAACACAATCTTTACGTACTTCTGCTATATTGTCTACGATGAATTTTGCAGTAGCTGCTGAAACGTTACCAACAGGAATTAAAGAAATATCATATTGATCGGTATTAGAAAATATTGCATAAGCAGTTTGAACATTTCCAGCCGTAGATTCAAAATCATCGACTCCACCAGAAAGAGTATAATCTATTTGGGTTTTAGCCAAAGCTAATGTATAAGCATTTGGGCTTGTGCTTTTTACTAAACTTGAAGATAGTCCCCAAGTTGGTTTAGCCACAGAAGTAATAATACCACCAGTAGTAACAGTTTCTTGTGTTGGTGCTTCTAATACAGTAATTACGTATCCGCTTGTTGCACCATCGGCTGTCAAGCGAGCAACTGAAACTACTGTAAACACAGCGTTATTAGCATTAGTTCCGCTAATGTTAATTTGACGCCCGTGGCTTGTAATGCCATTAGCAGTAGTAGAAGTTCTATCCTTATCTGGAGCTGCATCAAAGAAAGTCTTGAATGTTTCAAGGTTTGCAAAACTTCCAGAAGCAACTATAGTAATAGTCTTTGAGCTAGAAGAAATAACCATAGCCGATCCACCAACAGCATTAACTGCAGATATTGAATTCTCTGATAAAGTTGCTGCACCTGGATGATCCATCCACCATACGTATTTAGATTGTGAATTGATCACATTCTTATAAAAATTATTAGATCCATCAGTTTTCTTAGCATCAGATAATTTAGATAAGAAACTATACTTTTCCAAAACTGATCCAGCTTGACCGCTAAAATCGCCGTAAGCATTATCTAAAATAACAATATGAACTTCATCATTAGTGATCATATTTCTAGCAGCAAATGTTGAAGTGCCAGGTTCATTAGTAAACAAAGCTCTGATATTAGCTGGTGCACTAGCAAAGTTTCCTTTATCTAAAATGACTGTTCTAATGCCATTTGCTTTTTCACCTGCAAATTTAGCAGCAAATGGTCCACATACTCCAGCGCCATCTACGAATGCTGATAGATAATTGGTAATGTTTTTAATTTTTACGCCAGAAGTCGTTAATCTAGTAAAGCGTGCAGTTGCAGCAGTACCAGATGCTGGTGATGCAATAGTAATAGTAGGAGGAACAGTATATCCACTACCTACGTTAGTAAGATTAATACCAGTAATTGCACGAGTTGTAACTGAACTAACAGTAGTATCTGTATACGTTACAGCAGCAATAGCCTGAATACCGCCAGGAATATTTGGTGCACTAATTGTAACTAAAGGAACTTCGCCTGGAGTTCCTGCAGCATAACCTGAACCAGCACTAACTAATTGGATATCAGCTTGAGCTAATGAACCAGATTTAATTGCTACCGCATTTCTAAGAAGTGGGGCATCTGCACGAGAAACGTACAAGCTATTAGTATAAGCTAAAAAGTTAGCTGCTGTGAAAAATGATGAATAGTTTGAACGTGTTGGCGCACCAAAACGGCTAACTAATTCAGTCTCTGAAGAAATTCTAACTGGATCTTCAATTGGACCCCAAGCAAATGGTCCAGCGAAGGCTCCAGCCGAAGAAGAAACTGCTGGCACGATTGAAGAAAAATCTTTTTCTACAACGGCTACTCCTGGGCTTAGTTGAAAAGGCATATTGAAACTCCTGTTATTATACAAATAAACATCTTTTGATGTCTATCTTTTATTTATCTATAGTCAGTTTTATCTGTTAAAAGCTCTAGAGCTTGTGCTAGCTCTTCATTTTTATTTCCATCATCAAAGAACCCAAACGGCGTTAACTGATCCTCGATCATCTTAATTTTATTCTCATATATCACTTGTCTAATATTTATATTAGACAATTCTTTGAAATACGAATTAGTTGTTGCCCACGAAAATAACACTAGAGGCATGACAAGATCGTCGTGGTATCCTTCATCAGCCTCATATGAATTCTTTCTCTGAATAAAAGTAGAAATTTCT